GGACTCATCCAGTGTGTCGCGGACGTTGCCATCGTTCTCTCGGAGTGCTGCCTTAATTTCTTTCCAGTCGTTGTACGTTACTTTGCTCATTGAGTACTCACCTCCCTCTTTTTGCGGCGTTCTTTGTTTGCCTGTTGCTTTGCCTCGATCTTGAGTGCTCTGTTTTGTCTAGATGCCGCGCGGGTGCGCCACCATGAGGTCATGAATGGATCCATGTGCATTTTTACCTCTTTCGGCGTCATATGGCGACGAGCTAGGGCTTTCTTTTGTTTGTGAGTCATCATACCTTTTCCCCCTTGTCGCCCCCGTAGTTGAGTGCCGTTACTTTGAGCTCTTTCCCAGCGAGTTCTTTCTGGTAGTAGGCGACCACTTCATCGCGGATCTTCTCGTCTTTTTTGACATAGGCTATGGTGATGTGGGCTTTGTAGGGACTTGCGAATGTGTCAATGTGCGGCAGGAATTGAAGTCGTCTGTGCCCCTCGAGCAGTGTCTCGGTGATGTCGAGGTGTGCGATGATGCAGTAGTAGTCCTCGTCGGGATAGTTTGAGTTGAATACTCCCACCTCTTTGATGGTGACGTATTTGATGCCCCAGCTCCGCAGGACGGTGTCTACCTGCTCCTGCCACTCCTTGCCGGTCTTCAGGAGTCCGTAGAGGAGTGTTACGTGTGGGGTTTTTCCCGCGACGAATCCCTTTATCCAGAATCTCTTTGGGTTTTCGCTGGTGTGGAGGTAGTCTTCACTCTTAAATTTTTCGTACTCTGGTATGCCACTGCCGTCGACGTCCAGCATGATGCATCCGAGTTTGTCGACGTCTATGTCGAGCTCTTTATATACTTCCTCGAAATCATGCGAGCTAAGTTGTTTCATATTTTTTGTTTAATTCTTCCATTGATTTTTTGACAATCTCCGTTTGTAGTGAGGTAACGATAACCTCTCTCTTCTTGAGTGCCTCTTTTGTTATTTGATCACCGAGTTTTTCTATAATTTTATCGGCGAGTATTCTCCCGACATATGCTATTATGTCTTTTTCAACATTCATAGCCTCAGAGTCTGATAATCGAATAATTCTTTCTCCCGTTGCTGGATCTTCTATGTATTGCATAACTTAGAATGGTATATCATCTGGGTTCACTTTTTCATCCCCTGTTTCGGTTGGCTCCGGCTCTTCTGTCTGGTCTTGTGCGATTGGTTCTGCAGGCTTTGCTTTTGTTGCGGCTGCGCGTTTGTTCATGGGTATGACTGTCTCGGCGACGACTTCGCTTATGTAGTGCTTGACTCCGTCCTGACCGTCCCAGCTTCTGTTGTCGATGCGTCCCTCGATGTATATGCGATCCCCCTTGTGTGCGTCCTTGGCTATCCACTCGGCAAGTTTGTCCCATACGATGACGCGGTGGTATGTCGGCATATCGTTCCATTGGTCATTCTTTTTGACGCTTCTGTTGGTCGCAATGTTCATGGTGAGGACTGCTTTTCCCGATGGGGAATACTTAAGCTCCGGGTCTTTGGTGATGTTGCCTACGAGGATTGCGCGGTTTACTGAGAATGCCATAGTTAATTCCTTATGTAATCCAACAGTTTTTTCAATACTTCTCCGAGTGATATTTTATTATATGTGAGCTCTTCTAATAACTCTGGTTCTGGGTCTTTTGCCGGACGATCACCCAATCGTTCTTTTTCTGTTATCCCATATCTCCTGACTGTTAAATCGAACTGAACTTGTATTGGGTAGTACGCCATAGTTATTTCTTTCGTGCTTTGATAAGTTTATGTACGGTTATTATTTCCATGACGCTTCCGTCGAAGAGCTCGAGCTGATTGGATCCGCTTATTTTCTTGTATTCGCGCAGGTACTCGGACTGTGCGCCCGTCAGTTCTTTCTTTTCCTGTTTGAGATCCTGCAGTTTTTCGTATAGCTGTTTGGTTGCTGGCTGCTGGAGGATTGCATACTTTGCTTTCTGGCGTTCCTTGGTGAGCCGCTTCACTTCTTCATCTGCCTTGCGGAATGCTTCATCGTTGAGACAGGCTGATGCCATCATCTCGGTGAGTTTTTTTATTTCGGAGGTTAGGCGGTCTATCTGCTCTACGCCACCCTTTACCATGTTTTCCAGTTCTATGAGGGTGTCTACTTCTGGGGATGGATCGCGATGATCGGCGAGGACGACTTCTTTGTGTCCGGGTACGCTGATACTCACTCTTGCGTTGTACTTTTTTGCCACGGAGTCTATGGTGCTTACGGCTCTGTGTATTGGCATTCGTGCTCCTGCGTTCATAGTCATTTTATCTCGAAAAACTTTTGTAATGCTTCCACGATCACTTGCGACATAGACATGGTCTTTTGCGCTGCAAATACCTTGACCCTCTTGTAGAGGCTCTTAGGAATGTAGAGCGTACCAATCATCATTTCGTCTTTCTTTTCTGCCATATGTTCTATTATATAATTATTTAGCCATTTGTCAAGGGGGGAGTTATGTTCTCCCAGTTGTCCTCTTCTTTGATAAACCGGGCGTATCGCTTCCTGATCACGTCGCAGAACTTGGCGTCGTATTCCATGGCGTAGCATTTCCTGTCCAGCTGGTGCGCGGCTATTAGGGTCGTGCCAGATCCCGCGAATAGGTCGAGCACGATCTCTTCGACACAGGTGGAGTTTTTGATCAGCGGTACCATGATTGCCACGGGTTTCTGGGTCGGGTGTTCGTATTGCTGTGCGTCTTTTTGTACGTGGATGGTGGTGCTTTGCTCTTTCATCGCCATGACGAGTCCGAGGAGGGCTTCTTTGCTCAGGGTCTTGAGGTCTTTGTATCCTGCGGTGTCTATAACGGTTTTGTTGGTTCTGTCTCCGTAGAATGGTGGGCGTTCTTTTCCGTGTCCGGCGTAGAGTATGGGCTCATGGCTCCAGTGGTAGTCGCTGTTTCCTATCACCATGTGTTTTACCCATATGATTTGCTGTCGGATGTTGAATCCCGCTTGCTCCAGTGCTTTTTGGAACTCTGTGTGGGTGCTCGATGCGTAAAATGAGTACACAGGGAGATTTTTGATTCCTACCTCTCCGGCGTTCTCGAATGCCTTGACAAGAAACATGAGGAGATTGTCGCCGCGCAGGTCATCGTTTTTTATCATGTCATATTCCTGACCACTTGGATTGCCCTCGTAACTTACTCCGTATGGAGGGTCGGTCACCAGAACTGATGCAATTCCCCCCCCCATCAGTTTTTTGACGTCCTCGAGATTTGTCGAGTCTCCACACATGAGGCGGTGTCTGCCGAGTTGATATACCTCTCCCAGCTTACTTACGGGTTCGCCATCTGCCAGTGCTGGGGCTTCGTCTTCGTCTGCCTCCCCGTATCGTGCGAGCACGTTCTTAAGTTGAGTCATTTTACCGAGGTCTATAGTGTATGCGGCGAGATCGATGGAGTCCTTGTGCTTCTGCAGTAGTTCGGCGAGGTCTTGCTCTACCCAGTTGGCGAAGCGTTCATTGTGCACTATGACAAGCTCGAGAGCCTCTGCGTCATCTTTCGGGGTTCGGTACTCTACCTTTGCTTCTTCGTATCCCAGATCGAGCATGGCGAGGTACGCGTGGTTTCCTCCCAGAATGGTTGTTTTGTCTCTTCCGTCTATAAGGAGTGCTCCGAGTTGTCCGAATCGTTTCACTTTCCCCTTGAGGTCGTCGTACTTCTCCTTGGTGATGTTCCGAGGATTGAGTGGGTAGGGCTTTAGTTCTGATAGCTTTCGCAGTTCAATGGTATTCATATTGTGCCATGGTTTCTCTGAGGATCCTTTGCCAGTCGGCTTGGATCAGCAGCAGGTCGGCGATGCTGTATCCCGCGTACATTTCTGATTTTATACGCAGGAGCTCCAGTCTTTCTACCCCTATCTTTTGTATCATGTATTGCTCGTAATTGAAACCCTCCACGTCCTCTTTTTTGGCGTTCTCTACTTTTTGGTGGCAGAAGATATCCATGGGGTCGAGATCTTCGAGCTCCCACCGGGTTCCCATCTTTCCGCGCCCAAAGTAGTGGCTGGAGGTCATAAGGTTTTGTGCGGGGAGCCCTGTTCTACGGCTGATCACTGGGGGGTACCGTGTGTGGCATTTTATGCACGTCCAGTTTCCTCGTATTCTCACCACAAGGCTCACTGCATCGTCTATCTTCTTGATCAGTATGCTACGTTGGTGCTGTGGGCTCGACAAACGCCGTTTGCGGGCTTCTTTGTTGAAGCTGGGGCACTCCGCGCAGTGCTGGTCTGGGGGGTTCTTGAATCCCACGGATCGGTAGTGACACGGGCATTTGCAGGTTTTCTTTTTCTTTTTAAGCCACCACACGATAATGCCTTTCTAGGTGGTGCTTCCTGCACAACCATTCAACCTCAAAGGGTTTACTGTAGTCTACATGATGTCCTTGGACTCTTATTTCTCCACACCAGCATGGTTTTGGTATAATTTTTCCATCTCGGACGGCTCTTTCGAGAACAAATCGAGCGTGTCTCTTTTCTTTATTAGCGTTATGATATTTTTCGTTTTTTTTCGAATGAGCCACCCTACCCTTTTTCGAATAGTAGTATTTTCTGGCTGCACGACGACGGATTTCTCTTTCATGCTCCGTTCGTTTTATTGGTATGTTTTTCCCTTGCATACTAGTTTTTCGTTACGTCTGCTTTTTGTACGGTGAGCTGGAAGAACTGCATCGCATGCAACAGGTCTTTCAGGTCGGTTTTCTTTGGACTCTCTTCGTCAAACATGGGATAGAATTTCTTATTTTCTATAATATTGAAAAATCCCTCATTTGAGAGATCTTGCCGCATGCGATATCTTTCGTCCGGCAGCTCCATGTCGTATTCTTTATCGGTCACTCCCACGTATAGTCTCATTCTTTTTCTCCCTCTCAATCATTTTATCAAACTGCGCGACGATCATTTCGTGACCCCTACGCTCCGTCTTGAATGCTTCGATCATTTTCATTCGCTTCATGCGCTCTTCTTCTTTTGTTGGGTCGACAATGATCGCGGTTTTCTCTTCGGTCAGTTCTATCTGTGCGGTGAGTGCCAGCACCATAGACTGTGCATCGTCGCGATTCTTTTCAAGTAGTTCGATGTTTGTTTTTATCATATTCAGTATAGGTCTTCGCTGTATAAACTGTTTCCGTGATACCCCTCTCTATCTACGCTTTGCATTCCTGCTGCATCCTGCAGCTTTCTTCCTGAATCCCGGTTAACAAATCTGTTCTTTGACGTCACGAATCCTTGCTCTGCGTCCGGCTCATGTATTCCCATGCGCTCCATGGTGTAGAAGCAGTCGACGTGACGATGCCCCCGTATAACTTTTCCGTGTTTCGTTTTTATTGCGGCGCAGATGCAAATTTCTGTCATAGATATTTTTCTATCCATTTCCACGCTCTCTTTGGTAAGTATCCGTTATATTCCGTTCCTTTTCTTAATCTAATTACAAAGAATTTTCCGTTTATACCGATTACGGCGCGCACCATTTTGACAATGTTTCCCATCGTTTCTTTTGATGCTATTAGGTACATTCCATCAGTATAGTGAAACCAGTCGTCGCATGTCTCTGCAAAATTGTGTATGGATATCTGAGTAAGATATGGATAATTATTCAGATATGAAATTAGGTATACTTTTTTTCTCATAAGCTTTCGTAATTTCTATAGTACGGATACTCCGGGCTCTTGTTGACGCATTTTATCAGATTCGGACTTTGGAATCCGAGGTTGTATCCACACAGTGCAGTCGCAAGATCGTAAGTTTTGAGTTTTTCCTCGAACCAAATATCAACGTAGTAGGCGACTTCCTCGAAATAATCGTAGCAGATTCTCTCGCGAGCATTTTGGCGATAACCGAAGCCGTTGACTTTCCCTTGGTTTTTACATCCGTCACGCTTACCCTGAGAACTCTCGAGGGTGTATATTTTCCAGAGTATATGCCCGTTCTTTTTCCCCATGAGAATCTTGTAATCGCTCGGGCGATTCTCTTCCACCATGGGAGCCGGAGATCGCGTAGGCTGACTTGTAGGCTTAGGGGTATCAGTTTGTTCCCCTGCCACTTCAGTAGGTCGCTCGGGAGCATCTCCAATTGTGATCTCGACAGTCGGTTGTTCATGATTTGTTTTTGAGTATCCATAGGTTCCTAGTATTATGCTTATTGCTAGGGCAGTAGCAATGATCTGTTTCATGGTTTCCTCTCCGTGTACGGGCATTCTGTGCACTGCTTCCACTCTTCGACAATTGCTTTGTCCCCCACTATTGTCGTGTTGTTCATTTTTTTGAGTGCGCTCCCGCAGCGCGGGCAGGGATTCTGCCCCTTTTTCAGTCTCCTCCGGCGCGGCACTATTGGTGTTTTTTCGATGAGTGTCTCGCTTTCCACCTGCGGCTCCGGGTACTCGAACTTGATGTCATCTATGCTCTCAAAATAGGGCGAGGATCGTGCAACTTGGGATATGGTCACTTCTTCGGTACTGTGCCCTTGGACGGCGTTACGGAAGCTCAGGACTCGTTCTGCGATGGGTTTGCCGGAGAGGAACTTGTACCCCTTGCGTGTCATGCACCAGCGTCCTCGTTTTACCTCTCCCATGAACTTCACCCGGGCTACTAGTCCGTGTAGTCGTAATTTCTGCCAATTACATCGTTCTTCGTGGGTCAGCTTGAGGTCTTCTGGGAGGCGGTCTATGCGTATGTCATTCTCCCGCTTAAGATTGACTGCTTTGTTTATTTTTATCAGCGCGGAGACGAGTCCCGGGGTCAGTTTATGCCAGTATCGCTTGGTGCTTGCGGTGCAGCGCATACAGTCTTTTTCTTCAGGGGTCAGGGTGGTGAGAAGCTTTGTTACCTCTCGCTCGAATTCATCGGGGGTAGTCTGTGCTCGGACTATGCTGTAGAGTTCTCTTATGTGCTTTTGTACGGTGGTCATACTCTATATAATTATATAATTCACATCGTTTGTCAAGCGGCAGTTTTTCTCCCGTGTCGGCGCATTCGTATATGGCGTAGTTTTCGTATGTGATCGCACATTCTTCGGCTAAATACGTTTGCCGGGCAACTGCAGTGCCAGCTTTGATCGGGGAGCTGACGGACGATGTATTCCTTGGTTGGGTCGGTGAATGATTTGACGCGGTAAAATTTAGCTTGCTGTTCCATATTTCACGTATTCCAGTATGCTTTGGTAGCAGTTTTCGCAGGTCTTTCGTTTGTTTCCGAAGAAGTAGAAACTTTCCCCCTCTGCAATGAATCCTCCGCATGGGTCACAGGTGGTGTCGTAATTTGCGGGATAGCTTTTTTTGTTCTCTATTTCCTCTATGAGAATCTCTGGTAACTTTAGGCTCATAGGCTCTCCAGTTTGTGTAGGGTTCTTCGGACGTATATTGGTGTCACTCTCGTTTGTGCGGCTATCTGCGCGGGCGTGTATCCCTTGAGGGTTAGCTGGACGTACATCAGCATACTCTGGAGCTTCTGCTCGGTTTTTTTAGTTACCTTGTATGTGTGTCCGTAGTTTGCCATGTTAGTCTGTGTAAAATTGCACCGTGTATTCGCCGCAGCTTGCGTATCCTACTTGGCTCCATTTTTTGTCCATGATGTTTGCTTTGTGGGTGGGACTGTTCATGAGGCTCTTCATGACCACCTCTGGGTCGGTTGTCCCCTTTGCAAGATTCTCCCCGGCGTGTTGCCAGTCTACGCGTTGCTCGTCTATGAAGTGCCATCCCATCTCCCCCGAGGGGTCTTTGTGGTCGAAGTAGGCTTTTTCTTTCATGTCACACGCTTTTGCTTTTGCTGCGCGGGCGAGCCCGTCGTTTGAGGTGATGCTCGGTATCCCCGCAGCGTTTCTTTCTACGTTTATAAGAGAGAGCATACTTTCCGACGTTTTACTGGTAGTTTTGGTGTATCCATTCTCTATGCGGTCTGAAAAGTATATCCGGGCTGATATCCACCCCATTGCCCACCCTGATGCGGTGGTTATGAGTGTTGCTATGATGAATGCTTGCAGTATGTGTTTTTTCATATGTTCTTAAAATGACAGGCGTCTCCCCATGGGCACATTCGCCCGAGCATACACCGTCCGTTTTCGTCCAGTCCCCCCGTGTAGTCTCCACTCTCGAATATGGCGATTCCCGCCTCCAGCCACTTCATAGCATCTTTTTTGTCCTGCTCGGTATTATCTACCTCACGAACTTTGAGTCGCGTCATGGGGTTTGCCCAATGCTCCGGGTCGAGGCTTCCTGTTATGATGACTGATTTTTCGTAGGTTGGCTCCGCGAGTGTGTATATCTTCCGTTGCATGGATTTACGGAAGTCGCCCATAGACCATGGCGTCGGCTCTTTGCCGTTTAGTCCCCCGGATAGCTTGATTTCCAGTGACTTTTTCTTTGCTGGGTTTTTTCCGTCAAAGTATCCGATTACTCGGTAGCTCCCTATCCATATGGTGAATTCGCAGTCCTTGTCGAACTGCTTCTTTTCTACGATAGGGAATTCTTCCGTGAGGTAGGCTATCCTGTCGTCCTTGAGCTCGCCACTTACGTGCTTTTGGATGATGCGCTGATTCTCCCCCCCGGCTCTCATGTGTGGGGATACTTTGGTTTGGATCTTCCAGAGTTTGTTTAGCCAGTTGTGGCTGTTGTCTGGTTGTAGGCAGTTTTTTATAGTTGAGTAGCTGAAGTGCATATTATTCTTCCTCTATAGGATCTGTCTCGTCTACCATGTCGTCGTCTCCCGGCTCGTATCCGTACAGTCCGAATGCGTGGTAGTTTGAGTAATTATCGTACATAGATATTTTTCCTTCTTGTTTCCCACATTTTTGCGTACATTTCTTTGGGTCTTTTGTTTATAATATCTTCACGATCAAATGCCTTGTGACACTTGGCACAAAGCCTCACCCAGTCTGCAATGTTTCTTTTATATTTTTTGCTTATATTTGCCCACTCATATTTTTTTGCTTTTTCAGTTCCGCAGTGCTCACATTTTTTAGGTTGACCATATGTCCTTGAAATATAAGTGTGAATCCCATAATAAGATATCTCACCAATTTTCTGTGGTCTACCTACCCTCATGCTTCCTCCTGCACTTTAATCTTCGATATCCTGACTTCGTATCGGATCTCCGCGCCCTCCACTTTTGTTCCGGCTTTCACCAGTTTGGTTATGACCGCGGTATTCACTTTCTCTTCGGTCTTGGTGGCTCCGAATGTCCGGGCTGTTTCGAGGCTTACCCCGTTAGCATAGACCTTGGGGAATCGTGTCACACCCCATCCTGCCACTTCTTTGCTGTCCTGTTTATCCGCGATGAGTCGTGCGTCAAATTCCTGCTTGATCGCTTCTTTCAGTGCGAGCAGATGGTCAATCTCATCGAGGGTGTTTTCGTAGAGCTGTACGAGCTCTTCTGATTTTGCTTCTTGTAGTTGTGCTGGGTCGTTCATATGTATGCCTTTCTATTATATAATTATATAGCTTTATTTCTGTTTGTCAAGTGTCAATCCCCCGATGGGGGGAGCCTCACGCTTTGGGTGTTTCCACCTTGGGCTTGCGACTCCCCTTTTCGGTTCCTAGACGGGCAATTTCGTCGGCTGCCTGTTGCCGTGTCCAGTCGTGGGTCGCGATATCCGCGCCCATGACATTAAGCGTTTCCAGCATGGGATCCCCTTTCTTGAGGATCTCATCGCCGTTTGGCAATTGCGGGGTCGCTGGTGTGCTTGTTTGTGCTGCCGATGACATTTCGCTGTCATCGTAGAGACCCAACAATTCTGGTACCGCCTGACTGAGTGCTTGGCTTTCTGCCACCTTTTTGATCATGGTTTCCGGCTTGTTTGCCCAGACACTCTTTCCCGTGTTGTATTCTTTCAGCGGGACGATGCTCTCGAATTTCTTTCCATTTCGAGTGACGGTTGATTTCGCTCCCCAGAGCGTTCCACCCTCCCATGGTTGCACCAGAATGGTGATCATGTCTTTGTCGTCACTTGGATTCTTGACTTGCTTGGTGTAAATTGCTTCGGTTACTACGGAGTCCAGTCCACCCCTCTTGTTGGCGACTGCTCGTTTTCCGTCTCGGGTTACTATGTAGTTGACCCGGCGTCCCATATCGGTTTTCCCGTCTTTGTCGTAGACGACAGCGACGATCTCTCTGTTGAATGGGTTCAGTCCAGCTTTGCTGGCTACTACCAAGAACATATAGAGTTCGTTGTCGCTTAGGTCTTCGTTGACAAGGTTTTTGATGAATTTCACCTGCTCTTCCTTGAATCCGTCTTTTAATTCGACGATCTCTTTCATTTGGTTCGTTATCGTTCCTATTGTTGTCGTTTTTATTTCGTCTGCCATATTTGTTGTCACCTCCTTTCGGTGCGTTGAATTTTTGTTACTTCGATACCTGTACCGTTATCCGCATATCGCGGATGACTTCTGGGTATTTGTATGCTTTCATTAGGACGTCGAAGTTCGTGATGCTCCAGATGATGATGGCACACATACCCAGTAAAATTGCTCCGGTGGTCATGTGAAGCAGGGTTGTTGCGATTTCTTTTTTGTTCATGTCTCATCACCTCTCTTTCTATTATATAATTATATAACTTTCTGTCGGCAAGTCAAGTGGCAATATAGCCTCATTTGTTCTTGAGATACCAGTATGCGAGCCCTATTGCGCGGGACTTGTCGAGGTTGGGGTAGTCTTTGAGCCATGAGACCATAGCGTTTACTTTGGGGGCTCCGTATTGCTTCTGCATTCGCATCACTACAAAAATGGAGATCCCGATGTACCCGGCGATCTCTTTTGCTTGCTCGTATGCAGGATTGATGGGACGCTTTGAGGCGACCTGTTTGATTTTTTTCTGCTGCAGTATGTTTGATATAGATTCCATGTTTTTAGTCTTAGTGTTATCGATCCGTTTTAAGATTCATCTCTCCCCTACCCTCTCGTAAAAGTATTCTTCTAAACGGCGAGTTTCGCCGGATCCGTATATAAGCCCCCTCTTCCTATAGCCGAGGGGGAGGCATCACTCTCTGCTGATTAGTTTCCGTGATGGCTGCCTAGCTTCTCACGTTCGGGGTTGCACCGATTTTTGGTCGCTTTCAGCTGCCCTACGACCTTTTTTGGTATTCCAGAACTTCGTGTTGGGATTAGAGTGTATGGAGGCGCGAAGCATGACGTTTCTGTAGTGCGCCATTCTTCTTTTCTTTTTGGTGTAGAGGATTCCCATGGTTATGGATCGCTCCTTTCAATTGAGGGTTTATAGGCTTGGGGGTTGACTTTTGTGGTATTTGTGCGTAGTATATTCATGCTATTCAAGTAAATAGGACTTTTCTTTCAGGGAGAGTCCTATTTTTTTGGCAATCACATTTTTACTTCTTCCGACTGGAACAAGTCAATGGGCAATTTCTGTGGATGCGGGAGGAGTTGAACCTCCGTCACAGTCGACTTGGTTTAGGAGTCTTCTGGATTACCCGGCGCACCCGCTATTTCGGTACCGATCCTCGTATTGGCAGTTTCTTTTCGAGAAATGGGTTTCGTATGGTGAGCTTTGGTCTTGTCTTCTCTTCTCGCCGTACAAATTCAGACCCACGGATTTTTGGTCGTGGTTGTTTGTTTTTTCCTTGCCCGCCGAACTCTATTGAGTGCATATAGCCTTTCTTACCCTTGGGGCACCACCTGTGGCACTATGGAGGGCTTGGGGCTATTACACGCAATGGCAGCCAGCTTCTTTACGGATCCGATAAACTTCGCGGTATCCTCTTTGGTTATGAGTCCCGCGTTTTCCATTCCCTTGAAGTGTTTGATAAGCTTGGTCGAGGTGGTCACAATAATCCGCTCCTCTACCCCAAGGCTTTCATATGGCTGTTCTTTGAGTTCTTCGAGCGACATACTTAGTTACCCCCGGCTTTGGTTGCAATTTTATAAACTCCAGATCCGGCAAATCCTGCGGCAAGTCCGAGTTCTGGGGTCAGTCCGAATACATGGAGAAATCCTGCCACGAGTCCGAGACCTACGCCGAGCAGAAGCCCGTATATACCTTTGACGTTAGGGAATTGTAGCTGCACCATGTTGACGATGCCTACGATGGTTGCTATCGCGAATGCGAGCAGCGGAAGCTGTTCTGGCTTGAATACTTGTGTAAAGTCCATTGTGTTCACCACCTTTCTTAATCAAATATGCGTTTTATAATGCTTGGTACGACGTCTGGCAATGGAGGAATCGGTGCGTTGTCTGGTCGCTTATTTTCTGGGGTAGGTACTGGCGTTGGAGACATCTGAGCACTCGAATCATTTCTCATTTCGTCGTTAATGTTTATGATTTGTGGTGTGGGCTTTTCTGATTCAGCAGATAGCACCACGGTTTGAGATTTGGATTGTCCCGTTACGCCTTTTATGCCTAGCGTTGTTTTTATGGTAATGAGGTCTTCGGACATTTTTGTGTGAACGTCTATCATTTTCTCAAATGATACTTCTTGCTTATCGAGACGTTTTTCCACCTGAGCCATGCGGTATTGATTAACGAACAATGATCCTATCGCCGTTGCGATGAGAGCGACGGGTGCAACATTGCTCAGAAATTGCTTCTGCCATGTTGGGAGAATCTCCGGTGCTGGCGTGGTTTCTTGTCGTACGTTTTTCATAGTGTTGCATTATTTACTATAATCCCAATTTCCGCAGAAGTGCAATAAGCGGACTATCTTTTGGTTGCCCGGCTTGGCAGGTTGCCAGATCGTTTTGTAGTCGCCCCTTGGTCTTGCTGAGGTCGTCTACCTGCCCCTCCAGTGCCGTTATCCTACCCTTGTATTGCTTCTCCAGTTCTTCTACTCCCAGCGACCCCTTTTTCAGAGCGTCAATCTGGGCTTCGTACAATTTGGCACTCTCTTCTGCCGAGTGCTTTATTCGTTCCACCTGCTCTTCTCGATTTTTCACTTCCTGCAGTGCTCTGGCGAGGTCTTGCTCCTTTTCTGATAGAGTGGTTTGGCAGGCTGTGGTTGAGCTTTTAATGCCCGCGATCACTTTAACATAGGATTCGGTCTGGGCATTGTCTGGGTTGTCTATGGCAAGACTTTGTGCCACCTCTTTTGCTGTGGTTGCTCTTCCTACAAACCAATCGCGTTCGGATTTCTTTATTTCCATCACTGGATCCGCTTGTGCTGGAGCCGGGACTTTTCCTTCATACCAGCACCACGAGTATATGAGTTTCTGCGGGGCTACGCCCCAGCTTGTTATGCGCTTTTTTGATCCATCCCATGGGTCTTGAACGATGAAGTCGTCTCCGTCATATCCTATTGCAAGGATCCAGTGTTCATCGAGTCCCGATGTTGTTGGGATCGTGTCGATCTGTAAAAAGACGGGGTATCCTCGGTCTATGGCTCCCCGGATCTGATCCATTTGAGCCACGGTTAGCGCATTGCTGTTACTGAACTTCCCCGAAAACTTGAAACCAAAGATCTGTGCAAATACCGACCATACGAATAAGTTTCCGCTTTCGTATCCTTTGTTGTCGGTCATTTTCTGGTTGACGGTCAGAGGCGTTTCGTCTTTGCCGAAGTAGCATGCCGCCATGGTCGCGTCCGTCATGAGACACCCGTATGCGCCGATGGTTCCCTTGGTTCCGAGTTGGCTGTTTTTCCACCGCGGGTCGTTTTGACTGAATGTGCGCGGTAGTGTTATTTCTTTCATACAATGCCTCCAATCTTTTTTGCTGTAGCAATTGTTTGTCCCGATACTTTCTTTGTGGTCGCGTATGTGGTTCCTATTACCTTTTTTGTCATGGTATATGCAAGGGTCAGAACCGGAGCCACTCCTACTCCAGCGTCTACCGCCAGAAGGTTATTCCCGTAATTTTTTGCCGATACCCATGCAGGAGCTGAGTTGGTAGCATCATTCGTTATTTTCACTCCGAGTTTTTGGACGGCTGCAGTGAATGCCGACTCCCATGCGGTTGCCATGGTGAAGGTGTGGTACTGATTCAATCCCGACATATCAACATCTGCCGTTGCTTGTGAGGTTGTTCCCGTGTTTGCAAAATCCCCATTTGCCAGCACTGTGTTTGATGCAGGTGTCGTTGCAACAAGTCTTTGAGTAAGATAATAATCAGTTGTAACGCCCGAGTTATATACCGCCATGGTGTTTGCTCCTGGGATTAAAACTGCTCCAGCGGGAAATGAAGTACAATCAAATAAAGCAATCAATCTACGAAGATATCCCCACTGATTTGATGTTCCCGATGATTGCGCCCATGATAATGCGTATGGGTCTGCATCTAAATGTTCATTTCCTGCTCCTGCGCGTATCGTTGCCCAAGTTTCGTTTACTGCACCTCTACCTACCCATCCATCCACTGTGGTAGTTTCTGGATTTGCATCGGGCTTTATCGCAAGAGATGCTCTAAAATTAAATGCCCGGAGTATGGCTGGCTGGCTGTTTATGAGTCCAAGCTGGTATGCAAGAACCTGTTGTGCCTCAGAGAAATCCTGCATAAAACTCGAGATCATATCTACCACAAAAAGTGCTGGAATCATCTTATATGCATAGAATGCTCGAGGATATACACGTAGCTGCTCTATTTGAGCAGACTTTCCCGGCTCGACTATTTTGTGATATCCGTTTGGAAGAAGAAGGGTTATCGGCTCTTTGGGAAGGTCAAGGAAATCTTTACCAATTCCCGTATTCGCAAACCATGTCACCAGATGGGCATACTTTCTAAAAAGAGATCTCGGGTTATTCGCGTAATTGAGTTCCATACTATGTGTGCTCCACTTGTACCAACTGCGGATAAAAATACATTCTGTCAGCATGAGTGGCTACTCCGACCACCTGAATCACGTCATCTGTTCCTGATGGAGCGGTTTGTGTCATCCCACCTGCTGTAGTTGATAGGTATATAAGTCCTCCGACTGTCCATGTCCATCCATCATTTCGTACAAACCCAAGAGCTAGGAATGCTCCAGCTGCATCTGCTGCGATTGTCGCAAGACAAAAGAATAATGCACTGGATGTTGCTATCGCATCGGCATCTGCTTTCCAAATCTTTCCATCAGACTTCACATAACCTATATCCCCAAACACTAGGTTTTCTCCTGCGGTCAATGTCGTCTTAAGCCCTGCGGATCCCAGATCTGATCCTGCTTCTGCGGTCATTTCTACTTCGTTTACCGTTGATGCCGGAGCTTGTGCAAGGTGAGATATCATTTGAAAGTTTGTCCCATCATAGACAACCATTACCCACTGGGATGCTTCGATGTCTCCCGTGGCGAGGTCTGCGTCTCGGTTTTTCTTTATGGTTATAGCCCCTATGGTGTTGACATTCAGTGTCGCAGCTCCTGTGTTGGCGGTATTTGCTTTGAACATCACCATCATGCCGATAAAATAAGCCCCTATGGTTGGGGTGACTGTGATTGCGTAGGTGTCACTTGCTCCCGCGTCCTCTCCGTAAAATACTGGCATAGGGCTGCTAAATCCCAGAGACTGGAATAGTGGTGTTTCTACTGACGTTAATACTGGAACAACAAAACCTTTGACAGTTACTGTGGTAAGACCAGTTCCCGCGCTATAAGAGCTGGAGACGACCACACCAATCTTTGCATCGTCTTGATTGTATCGGACGAATTTTCCCGTGGTGTATATTGTGGTTTGATTTCCTTCTACGGTGAATGAGGTGTCATTTACTTTTGCTATGGCTTGTGGCTCTTGAAGCCATCCACTTTGGAGTGCGTCTACTATATTGTTGAGGTATTCCGATGCTTGCTGTGTTTCCCATGATGCACCATTGAGGTGTTCTTTTCCTGTTCCTCCGTTGAGGTTTGTGTAGTCACGGATGAGCCCACTTATGGTTCCTGCTCCTGCATCTCTTTTAGCAAAAAATACGTGCTCTTCATCTGTGGTTCCGGGGTCAAATACTATAACTCCGGGAGCGTGTGTGGGGACGGGGGATACTGTCGCTGATCCCACTTCTGCTACGCTGAGAGTGGCACCGAGTGTGCCTGATTCGTTATTTTTAGCTTTGACGACGCGTGAATCCATAGGTTTATAGTAAGCTCTTTTTTCCCATTTTACAACAGGCTATATGATATTTTCACTGTCGAATACCTCGGTTGGAAGCATCAGAGACTCTCCACGCATGGATACGAGAATGAAGTCGTCCTCTGCCCCTGACTTGCTGATCTCAAATTGAAGGGCGTTTGCGATTTCGTATATTTCTTTTCGATACGTCTTGTCGAGGTCTGAGGCTGATGCGGGGGTTCCCGTAGGCACTCCCCACTTCTCTGTTCCCCACTTTATAATTCCCCACCCGGTATCTGCCCGGGAAGAGAACGATTTCGAGTCGAGTGTGGTCGTTCCGTTGAGTATGGTCTTTATGGTCAGCCGCCCTTGAATTCGGTAGAGTCGAAAGTCTCCCCACTTAAAGAGCTTGGATTGTCCTGAGTTTTTGTGATCCTCGCTTCTTGTTCTGACTATAGAGGATATGGCACTGGCGTCATGATCGGTGAGCACACCCTCGACGTCAAACTCGAACACGTATGGTGTGTCGCTTGCTCCTGCAAATAGTCTTCGCTGCCCGTCTTTTCCGTCCCAGATTACCCAGCTTCTCACTCTTGCTCCCGCCCCTGTCCACTTGCCGAGAAATGCGAGATATCGCCTGTCGTATGGAATTATCATATCGTTGTACGTGGATCCCGTACTTGTTGCAGCCAGTAGATACCGCCCCTTGAAGTAGACCGCCTCACAGTTTTGTAGTTGGGCTGGGTCTATTGCATCGAGGAGACTTTGCACCCTCCCCTCAGAGAGAGATGTCGTGCGGATCGCTGAGGTGAAGTTTGGTTCGTAGCCCAGTATGCGGAGTTTTCGCTCTGAGTCGATGAATGCCACATCGTTTTCCATGACCACCACGGATCCCGGCGCACCGCAGCCTGTGTACGTTATAAGCTCCTGAATGATTGCATCTCCTGTGGTGCTGCTGAAGTAAAATTGGTGGATAGACTGCTGTTTCAGAATAATTATTTTACTCTCAAACGGCGCGAGCCCGTTTATTCCAAGATCGTTATCACCCGGGCGCACGTCCACCCATCCTCCGTTGTGTGCGGGGCTGAATGATTCGTACTTGTCTCCCGTTCCTGTGAAGAAGAATCTGTGCATTTGGGTAGGATCTCCGGCACCCACAAGGGATCCCCTCAGTTGCTCCCATAGGGCAAGTTTCTGACCGTCGGTTGAGTCACCCTCGGGGGGAAGCCATATCTGCGGCGTTACGGTTCCTTTGTCATCCCATGTGATATTTCCCGAAGTGGGCTGATCGATGAATATCATCAGGGTTACTCCGAGCCCTGTGGTGGGCCTGCCGTATATGTTGTAGCCTATAACCTGTGAGTCGGTTCTCCTATTGAATGTCACTCGGTTGAAGTTGGTGTTGTCGAGGACTGCATTTCCGTCTGTTATTGCCACGTTTGTTGTAGGGAGTGATTCCCCCTTGTCTGTGACGGTGGTCACGGTGTATTCGTATGCGGTGGTTCCTGTGGTTCCCTGCGCTGCCACAGCA